ATGCCAAAGTCTATAAAATTGTATGCGAGTGTGACGACTGCGATCATTCTCATAACGTGTGGATAGAAGCAGATGAAACAGGTGTTAGCGTTACTGTCTATACTCAACAAAAAACAAAGTGGTGGGTACTTAATCGTTGGCAAAAGATTTGGACGTTGTTAACTAAAGGTTACATCGAAGTTGAATCTAATCTTATTATGGGAGAACAGCAAGCATTTAATTATGCTCATACGCTTTTGAGTGCTGTTGAAGACGTAGAAAAATTCAAAGAGGAACGAGATGCAAAACGCCAAACAAATAACTGACGAATTAATTTATCGCATGAAAACTACAGACCTAAATAAGTTTGAGATTAAACGCGAAGTCGGACTTAATTGGTTGCCTAGCGGTACAGTTCCATTTGATATTAGTGCTAGTAAAGGAATTGCTACATTTACAGTATGGGCAGACAGTATTCAAGATGCCGAAGATCAAGTTTCACAATTTTTAGAGAAAGACGAAGATGAGTAAATTAAAAGTAGCTGAATTGTTTTATTCAATTCAAGGAGAAGGACGCTTTATGGGTGTGCCTTCTGTTTTCTTGCGTACATTTGGATGCAATTTTAAATGTGCAGGATTTGGCATGCCTAAAGGACAGTTGAGTACAGAAGTAGAAGATATTGCACAAGTTGTACACATGTTTAACAACTATGAAGAACTTCCGCTGGTTAGTACTGGATGTGATAGTTATGCTAGTTGGGATCCTAGATTCAAAGATCTAAGTCCGATGTTAACTAGTAATGCTATTGCAGAACGTATTGTAGAAATACTACCATGGAAAGGTTGGCAAGATGAACACTTGGTTATCACCGGTGGAGAACCTTTGTTAGGTTGGCAACGTGCTTACCCAGACTTGCTGGATCATGTTTATATGAAACCGTTAAAAGAAATCACATTTGAAACTAACGGAACTCAAAAACTTACTCCAGAATTTAAAGAGTATTTACAAGAGTGGTCGTTAAGTGCTGGATTTAATAGAGGAATTACATTTTCCGTTAGTGCTAAACTAAGTTGTTCAGGAGAAAAGAGAGAAGAAGCAATTCGTCCCGATATTGTTTGTGAGTATCAAGAACTTGGTTATACATATTTAAAATTTGTAGTTGCAACAGAAGACGATGCATACGAAGCACTAGAAGTAATGGACATTTATCGCGCATACGGTTTTGAAGGTCCAGTATATCTAATGCCAGTAGGCGGAGTTGAAAGCGTCTATACACTGAATAACCGCAGGGTAGCAGAGTTGGCTATGAAGGCAGGCCTACGCTATAGTGATAGATTACAAGTGCCTTTATTTAAAAACGAATGGGGTACCTAAAATGTTCTTTTATTTTTGTCTCGCAGTTGGTTGGTTAATTATGTTGGTATTAATTTATGGCTTTTTACAAGGTCTTCCAAAAAATAACTGTACTGGTTTTTGCAGACAAGGAAGAGAATGTACATGTAAGGATACAAATGAAAAACTTAATTAAAAAAATATTCGGCATTGATAAAATCGAAGCCGCTAAAGCAAAAGCTGAAGAAGAACTAGAAATAGTTAAAGGAATCAAACAGCGCCACGAAATGGAAGCTGTTGAGGCTGAAGAAAAAGCAGACCTTGCTAAAAAGACTCCAAAAGAACGTGCAACGATTCGTGGAGAGCCATATGTGGCAGTTTTGGATACACACGTAAACAAAGATAATATTCGAAATGGCTTCTTTGAGCTTGACTGGAACCCAGAGTTTATTGTACAATTGAAACAAGCTGGATACGGTTTCGATGGAGATCCTGAAGAAGAGATAGTAGATCGCTGGTTCAGAGATTTGGCAAGAAACGTATTAGCCGACGAAGGCCAAGATACTAATCGCGGCATGGGTTTTATTAATGTAAGTAAACTAGGTAACGGAAAAGCATCTGTAGAATGACATATATTATAGTTGATACTGCTAACACGTTCTTTCGTGCTCGCCACGTAGTACAAGGCACCGCCGACATTAAACTCGGTATGGCATTTCATATCACTTTTAACAGCATTAAAAAAGCATGGCAAGACTTTGGCGGCACTCATGTAGTATTCTGCCTTGAAGGTCGCTCTTGGCGTAAAGATGTCTATAAGCCTTATAAAGCAAATAGACAAGAAACTCGAGATGCAATGACTCAAAAACAACAAGATGAAGATAAGTTATTTTGGGAAGCATTTGACGAGTTTAAAAACTTTATTACAGAAAAGACTAACGCTACTATTTTACAACATCCTAATTTAGAAGCAGATGATTTAATTGCAGGGTGGGTACAAGCTCATCCAGATGCCAAACACGTTATCATTTCAACAGATGGTGATTTTGCACAACTTATTAGCCCAAATGTAAGTCAGTATAATGGTGTAGGAGACTTACATATTACACACGAAGGTATTTTTGATGCCAAAGGTAAACCCGTTAAAGACAAAAAGACAGGCGAACCTAAGCCAGCGCAAGATCCAGAGTGGATGCTCTTCGAGAAATGTATGCGTGGTGATACCAGTGATAATGTCTTCTCAGCGTATCCAGGTGTGCGTACTAAAGGTTCTAAAAACAAAGTCGGTCTTACTGAAGCGTTCGAAGATCGTAAAGCCAAAGGATTTGCGTGGAACAATCTCATGCTTCAGAGGTGGACCGACCATAATGGTGTAGAACATAGAGTCTTAGAAGATTATCAACGTAATGTACAGTTATGTGATTTAACTGCACAACCTGACGACATCAAAGCTAAGATTCGAGAAACAATCGAAGCTAATGCAATTCCTAAGGAAGTTAGCCAAGTTGGTATCCGCATGCTAAAATTCTGTAATGCATGGGATATGAAAAAGATTGCTGATAACATTCAGCAATATGCAGAACCATTCCAAGCAAAATATCCACAAACAACATATATTCAAATAGAGGACTAAAAATGAGTAAGTTAGCAAAACTAGCAAAAGTAAACGAAAGCATCACTATCAATCGTTACGATAACGGTTGGATGGTTGAAATCGGCGGCCGTAATAAAAAGGACGATTGGGCTACTACAAAAAGTATCTGTAATACAGAAGAGGAAGTTATCGCTCTAATTAAAGAGTGGAACACCTTGCCATTAGATCAATAAGGAGATTGCCATGGCAACCTGGACCGTTAGCACTTATTATAAAAAATCTTGTCAAGAAGTTGAAACATATCATCAGCGAAATGGTGACGGTAAAGTTACTGTAGTGAATGGATTTCGATATGGTGAATGGACTGTAGAAACTACAGACGATAATCCTCCGGAGTTTGAATTTACAGAAGTTCCTGGTGGAGATGGCAAGAAAGACAGCATCAACATGCTAGACTGTGAAATTAATAATATTGAAAGTGTTGATCTTGTTGAAATGTTCGACGGAGGTTGCTGGTACGATATTGAATTCGAAGGTCTTACTGACGAAGAAGAAGAAGAAATTCAAGAATTTATTGATGATAATAGTCCATACGATTTAGAAGAACGTGAGGATGATCCATGGTCACAAGGCGATACTGAATGGTGGATTTGGGGACCGATTGAAATTAAAAGCGAAGACGGTGAAACTGTGCGTATTATATGCGCAGATGCAGACGGCAACGTAGTAGATTTCGTCGAAGAATAAGAGATAAATACATACATTACTCGGGTGCCGTCAGGGCCCTTGTAATATTAAGGAGAAAAATATGACAGTTATATACGCCAAGCCGATTGTGGATGGTAAGTTTTGGATTGTAGAACAAGACGGTTCTAAAGTCGCAACACTTCACAAAAAAGAAAATAACAAATTCGTACTGAGTAGCACTACAGGCGAAATTATGTTTAACAAAAAACAAGACTTAACTAAACAGTTTGGAGAAGGATTTTTCCTAACTAGTAACAAAGTTAAAGTTACACAAGCAGAACCAAATGAATGTCACGGATTTGCCACAAGTGTTCCTCCATACAATAGTATGTACGATGTAAGACGTAAACTTCCATTGTTTACAAAGAGCTTGCAGAGTAAAAGTTTGTATTGTGCAGGTTACTATACTATTAAATTTAACAAAGGATGGGTTAAAAGTTTCTGTCCTAAAGTTATTACATTAGAACGTAACGAATACAAAGGCCCGTTTAAAACAGAATTTGAAATGAAACAGGTACTTGCTAATGCAAAATCAGATTAATTTAACACCGATTACACAACTTATACAGGTAATTCGAAGTGCTGAACTTACTCAACAAAAAGAAGTAAGAATACCTATTCAAACAGCCAGGTTGTTAAGTTTAGCACTTGCCGAAATACAAGATAAATTGTTACAAGATTACGAGAGCTTGTTCAATGAACTAAGAAATAGAGCAGATACCGAGGTAGTTACTGTTACTATGGATGGTGGCGGTTTCGAAGACAAATAAGACTAAATATATGCGTATATTACTGGAACGCATATTATGTCTCGACCAAAACCAAAAATCTTATTAGAAAGTGTTAATAAGAAAACATACAAAGCAGAACAGATTCTTGAGGCGGAAGCTATTTGGGCTGTTTTTTATAAAAACGAAGCTTTCAATTTAAAAAGTTTCAATAGTCTTACTAGTTATCCTGGACCTAAATATAAAAAGGTTTCGTTCAGTAATCCTGGCCACGCAAGGAATCTTGCTAAAAAATTAAATCAAACATTTAATTGCGATGATTTTCAAGTGGTTAAACTAACCTCCGGCACAGTAGTAAAATGATACCAAGAGATGCATTAACCAAAATATTTTTACAACAATGGGGCAAGAGCGTTGATGAAGCTAATGTAAAATTATTTGGACGTAAATGGTGGCAAAGCACTCGAATTAATAAACAGACTGCATATCGACTAAGCGAGGAAGGTTACGAATTTTTAGTAAAAGAATTGGAATTAAAAGAATATGAAATTCCATTTACTGAACCAATTGAACTAAGTCCCCAAACAATTATATTTTTGGAAAGGTATGTAGATTGTCCATACTACCTAACACCAATGTCAATTACTGTCTTTTCAGAAAAGAAAGGATTTGAGCTAATGTTGTTTTCCGACGACATTAGAAAATTTGGTATAATTAAAGCCATAAATGAGCGAGAAAAAGATCTCGCAGGCACAGATAACAGTTGACACATCTCCTAGTTTCCTATACAATACATACTTACACAGCGTTATTTTAAATAACATTTTTTAAAGATAGGAACTAAAATGGCAGAAATTTCCAGTCGTACAGTTGGCCCTAGCGGTGCTAAAAAGTCTTTGCGTAAGGCTTTTAAAAATCATCGCCCAATCTTTCTTTGGGGTCCTCCAGGAATCGGCAAATCAGATATTATCAAGCAATTGGGCACAGAATTAGAAGCTCATGTAATTGACGTTCGTTTGTCACTATGGGAACCTACAGATATTAAAGGTATTCCATATTTCGATTCCAACGATGGCACAATGCGTTGGGCTCCTCCATCAGAATTGCCAAGTGCGGAATTGGCTAGTAAGCATAAACAAATCATCCTGTTCCTAGATGAAATGAATAGTGCGGCGCCTGCTGTACAAGCGGCGGCATATCAGCTTATTTTGAATCGTCGTGTTGGCACTTACCATTTGCCAGATAATGTTGTATTGGTTGCGGCTGGTAACCGTGAAACTGACAAAGGCGTTACATTCCGTATGCCTGCGCCACTGGCTAATCGTTTCGTTCACTTGGAAATGACTGTTAACTGGGACGACTATTTTGATTGGGCTGTTGACAATAAAGTACATCAAGATGTTGTTGGCTTTTTGAGTTTTTCTAAAAAGGACTTGTACGATTTTGATCCAAAGTCTAGTTCACGTGCATTTGCTACTCCACGTAGCTGGTCGTTTGTAAGCGAATTGCTTACAGATGACGATGTAGATACAGACACATTGACAGATTTGGTGTCTGGATCTGTTGGCGAAGGACTTGCTATTAAGTTTATGGCACACCGTAAACATGCTAGCAAAATGCCAAATCCAAGTGACATTTTGTCAGGCAAGGTTAAGAAAATGGACTCTAAAGAAATTAGTGCCATGTATTCGTTAACTGTATCCTTGTGCTATGAATTGAAAGATTCTTGCGATAAAAAGGCTAAAAATTGGAATGATCAAGTTAACTTCTTTTTCGAATTTATGATGAATAACTTTGAAACTGAATTGGTTATTATGGGTACTAAACTAGCATTGTCAACTTACAAGTTGCCACTAGACCCAGATGAAATCAAATGTTTTGATGAATTCCATGCTAAATTTGGCAAGTATATTAGCCAAGCAACCGAAAAATAATTTGGTTTAAGCACTATTTGACACCACCTTCGGGTGGTGTTATAATATATACATATAGTAAACATTCAGGAGCAGAGATGTCACATACAGATCCAATTATCGATAAAATTATTGTAGCACGGGTAGGACTATTGTTACGTCATCCGTTCTTTGGTAATATGGCTACACGCCTAAAAATTGAAGAAGGCTCAGAATGGATGGGCACTGCCGCCACAGACGGTCGAACCATTTATTTTAACCGTAAGTTTTTCGAACCACTTAGCGTTAAACAAGTAGAGTTCGTTATTGCTCACGAAATTTTGCACAATGTATTTGATCACATGTCGCGTCGTGAGGCACGTAATCCACGTATTTTTAACATTGCCGCTGACTATTGCGTTAACGGACAATTAGTTCGTGACAGAATTGGTGATCACACTATTGAAGGTATTACAATTTTTCATGATGCAAAATACTATGGTATGGGTGCAGAAGAAGTGTATGACAAGATTTTTGACGAGCACGACGAAGATGAATTGAACGCATTAGGTCAGTTGCTCGACGATCACATTGATTGGGGTGAGAACGGTAAAGACGGTCAACCAAAATATTCTAAAGAAGAATTAAAACAAATTCGTGACGAGATTCGCGAAGCTACAATGCAGGCCGCACAAGCCGCAGGTGCTGGTAATACACCTGCTAGTGTACAACGCATGATTAAGGAACTTACAGAGCCTAAGATGAATTGGCGTG